TGCGTGACCTGCGGCAAGTAGATGCTCTGCAATGTCTACGTAGATGTTGGTTGCTTCTTCACACGATTCTGCTGCAACTGCTCCTTGGAGTGCAACTTCAATCAATTCTACCCTTTCCATTTCAAATACTGTTATTTTTTAAGTATTTATAACAAAAGCCCCCCGTAGGGAGCTTGAGTGATTATAGGGAGAAACCGGAGAACTGATTCTCGGTCATATCTTGTTTCAGACCGCCACTGATATAAGAGGTAATCTCTGTTTCCTGTGGGGCAACCTGGACACTCTTGGAGTTGAGCCAGTGCTCTGTCCAAGGTAGTGGGTTGTTCTTAGCAGGGATATCATAGATAGGATCTAAACCAATAGCTTTCATACGACGGTTAGCTACCCACTCAACATAGTTGGCTAGGAGCTTCTCATTGAGACCGATCATAGAGCCATCCTTGAATAGGTACTCTGCCCACTCTTTCTCCTGGTCTACTGCCTTACGGAAGGTCTCTGTGACCCACTCACGCTCTTCCTTAGCGATCTCAACCATCTCAGGATCATCACCCTTCTCCCAGTTTTTTAGGATATTTTGAGTGATAACAAGGTGTTGTGACTCATCACGTGCAATTAGACTGATGATTTTTGCAGAACCTTCCATCTGCTTTAGCTCACCAAAGGCAAAACTACAAGCAAATGATACGTAGAAGCGGATACCTTCTAGGATATTGACGTTAGCAACGGCACGGTAGAGCTTACGCTTGAGTTCACGACGCTCTTCTTGAGCGAATGCTACATCCTCGTGAGCCATTTCATAGATCTTACGTGAATCATATGAGTGTGCTGCATTGATAAAGTCGTTATAAGCAGCAGTAACTGAAGCAGCTCGCTCTAAGATACGGTCATCTGTAAGGATGGTGTCGAATACTTCAGTGGGATCTGAATAGATGTTCTTAATAATATAGGTGTAAGAACGAGAATGAATCATCTCCATAAATTCCCATACCTTCATACAACCTTCTAGTTCAGGTAGAGAACAGTATGGAGCAAAAGCCATACTAGGACCACGACCCTGTACTGAGTCAAGGAGGATTTGGTATTTTAGATTAGATGTGAAGATATGCTTCTGTTCTGGGCGCAATTTCAAGTAGTCAGAGCGATCCTTCTGTAAGGATACCTCTTCGGGCTGCCAGAAATAGCCAATCTGTTGTTGTGTTAGCTTTTCAAAAATAGGATACTTATAAGAATCATACCTCTGGACCCCCAGAGGTTTACCGAAGAACATCGGTTGCTTCTTGGTATCAACTTCGTTGGAGTTGAATACCGTCATTCCGTCAATTTGATTCTGGGGGCTCATAGGTCTCTTTACGGTGTGTCTAGTCTATCAAAGTGTATCAGATTTTGCAACTGTCGCAGTCATCATCACCCTCTAGAAGAGCGAGGAGTTCCTCTTGCGTTGGTTCCTTTTCCTCCAACACATCATCAGCTGACATGTCGTAAGTATTTTGGTAGTAAGAAGTCTTCCAACCATACTTATATGTATTCAACCAGTCTTGTACCATCACTGATACAGGAACCTCATTGTTAGGATAGTTCTTAGGATTATAGCTCCAGTTTCCACTGATAGCCTGGTCAAAGAACTTCTGCATAACAGCTACGACGTTGATGTAACCTTCGTTGCTTTCCATATCCCAGAGAAGAGTGTAATGACTCTTCAATGTCTGGTAAGAAGGAACGATCTGCTTGAGAGGTCCTTTCTTGCTCTTCTTGACGGATAGATATCCACGAGGTGGTTCGATACCGTTTGTGGCGTTACAGACGACTGAGGAGGACTCAGAGGGCATCTGTGCGCTTAGAGTGGAGTTGCGTACTCCATAGTTGAAACAATCCTCACGGAGTGTCTCCCAGTCTAGTGAAAGGTTGTTTGGAACTAGACCATCAACATCCTTCTTATAGGTGTCGATAGGTAGGATACCTTGACTATACTTAGTACGGTCAGACCATCCACAGGCTCCTTTCTCTTTGGCTAGGTTTACTGATGCGCGGATGAGATAATACTGGAAGTGCTCAGTAAGATCGTGGACGAGCTGTAAGGCTTCTGGATCGGCGTAGGAGGCGTGGTGCTTGGCTAGGTAGTGTGCTAGACCAATAAAGCCAATACCGAGGCTACGGCGGTTCTTAGTGGCGATCTCAGCAGCTTTGATTGGATACTGTTGGAAATCAATAAGCTCATCGAGTCCACGGACTGCTAGGTCACATAACTCTTCCATCTCTTCTAGGTTACGTAGCTTACCTACGTTGACCGCTGAGAGGATACAGAGAGCGATCTCACCATCACCATCAATATGATCAAGGGGGCGAGTTGGGAGTGTGATCTCTTGACATAGGTTAGACATTTCAACCTTGTCTAAGAATGAACTATGGCTGTTACAGTGGTCAAGGTTCATAATATAGATACGACCTGTCTCAGCACGTTCCTTGAGTAGGTCTAGGATTAGCTCCTGTGCCTTGAGAGTCTTTCTTGGAACAGAAGAATCTCGTTCGTAACTAACATACAAATCGTCAAACGCGTCAGTCCCAAAAGCATCATAAAGACCAGGAACGTCGTGCGGAGAGAATAGTGTGATGTCTCCATTCTGAATAAACCTTGTATAGAATAACTTACTCATCTGGATGGAGTAATCTAGGTTACGTACACGGTTATCGGTAGTACCTTTGTTGTTCTTGAGAACAATGATATCCTCAATCTCCTGGTGCCAGATGGGGAAGTGGACGGTAGCTGAGCCACCACGGATACCGTTCTGAGTGCAGCAACGGACGGTGGACTCAAACTTCTTGAGGAATGGGATTACCCCGGTATGGCTGACCTCGCCACCACGGATTTTACTGTTGAGACCACGGATTCTTCCAGCGTTGATCCCGATTCCAGCTCTTTGCGCAACGTATCTGCCAATAGCCATATCAGAGCTAAAGATAGAATCGAGACTGTCGTCGGAATCAATAAGCACGCAGCTAGCGAACTGCCTAAGGGGCGTTCTAACGCCTGCCATAATAGGCGTTGGAATATTGATACGGTGCTTTGAGGTTGCGTCATAATAACGTTTTACGTAGGAGAGTCTTGTTTCTTTAGGATACTTGGAAAAGATGGTTGCTGCAATAAGCAGGTACATAAATTGTGGAGTCTCATACATCTCACCGGATGTACGATCTTGGACTAGGTACTTGTCTAGTACCTGACGGAGACCAGCAAAGGTAAAGATGTAGTCTCTGTCGTGGTCGATGATGTTATCAAACTCGGCAAACTCCTCCTCTGTATAGAGGTCTAGGATTTCGGTATCATATACACCAGCATCAACGCCACGCTGCACTTGCTCACGGACACTGACTAGTTCGTGCATCTTACCGTAGACTTGCTTGCGAAGTGCAAACAACATTAGACGAGCAGCAACGAACTGATAGTTTGGGTGATCCAAATCGATTAGGTTTGATGCTGAGTTTACTAGGATCTGCTGAATCTGATCCGTAGTAATACCATCAAAGAATTGAATCTGTGAATTCATCTCCACCTGAGAGACGGATACACCTGCGATACCTTCACAGGCAGCTTCCACCATTACGTGGAGCTTATTGATATCAAGCTGCTCACTCTTACCGGATCGCTTGATTACGTTGATTTCACTGCTCATAGTCTTTTCCATTCGTTATACTTGATAGTCGCGGTAAGGGATTGGTATGTGTTTGATTCTAGCACAGAGTTGACGTCTATGCCTGCTAGAACCATATCGTTCAGGTCTTTCTGAATGATTTTTGACGGGAAGATAACGATCTTGTGACCTTGCTTGATAACCTTCTCAATACGAGCACAGATTTCTTTGTTGCGGGGTTCGTTATCGTATACGTACACTAAATCTTTGAAACGTAGACTATGTAGGTCAACATCGGCACCACACATAGCGATACCATTGTCGATAAATGTGGAGTCAAAGGGACCTTCCACAACATAGACTGTGTCTTCTGTATCAACTTTATCCATCCCGTATACTTTTGGGTGGTCATCGTTGATCATAATAGTAATGTATTTGACCTTACTTGGTCCTAAGGCTCTTCCTTGGAACCCAAATAGATCACCCTCTTTCGTATACAAAGGGATAACAATACGAGCATCATCGTATTGTGTGTTGTCGAATGCTTTGGTTAGAGTATTAGCCCACTTCTTGAACGAAGCGGTGTAAAAGAAGTTATCAGGATCAATCTTACGATCCTCTAGATACTTTTTGGCTTCGGAGTTGCTAGAAGCCTTTGGTAAGGAAATCTTTGTCTTCTTCTTGAAAGTGGGTGCCTTGAACTCAAGCTTTGGCGTTGGAGTGGGGAAGTTTTTACCAGTGTGACCCTCTTTAAATTTCTCCATTGTATACTGCTTATGCAGAATGGGATCTAACTTTTTGAGAAAGTTATTGAGGGACATACTAGCGCCACAGTTGTGGCATTTGTAGTTGGTATTCGTCTTCATTGCATATAAGTATCCTCTCGTCTTGGTCTTGTTCTTAGAAGAATCACCACAAATGGGACACCGGAAATTAAATAAGTCCGGTTTGACTCTCTTGAACTTCTCTAAACGAGAGGATAATAAACTTATATACTTTGAATCAACAAAATCCATAGAGAAAAACTTGGATGCTATTTGGGCTTAGTACCCATTATAGCACCCGCGTCTTGATTATTGAATATGTCTGTGACAGTTGCTGGTTGGAACAGGATAGCAAACGCAATAGCGATTCCTACCCCCATCCAAACACGACGTTCGATAGATCGTAATCTACCTTTGGTTTCAGACAACTTTACCTCGACTCTGGATTCTAGTTCCGCGATTTCCTTGGCAGTTTCGGCTGCCGATTCTCTCGCGACGTCTAGTTTCTCTTCGTGTACAGCAAGCATCTTACTAACATTCACGCTAAGGTCACTCAACTTCTCGATGGTGTCATCTAACTTGGAGATGACTTCTACCATATTAAATACCTTTTCTTCCAAAACTGCTAACTTTACGCTATCAGTCTCCTTTTCCGCCATTTTTAGCTCCGGGTGTAGGTTTTACAACAGATCGGTAAAACATATTGAGCTTTTTGTATTTTTTCTTACGGAAGTCCACTGTAGTATCAGTTCCGGCAACTGGACCAGACGAATCAGCAGCACTAGAAAAGCCAGCCTTTCCAGCACTAGATTGGGTCGTCATACCACCACCAGCAGCCCCAGCACCCATCATCTCCTGTAAGGATTTGATAGTACGATAGCACTCTAGGATTTTGTCTATCTTACTTTGACTGCTCATTGATAGTCTCCAATTGTTCTAAACAATACTGATCTATAGATATCTCTTCCATTTCAGTTCTTGGATACTCTGGGAGTTTACCCAGAAATACTAAGAAACTTTTGATGGAAGACCATAGATCCCTTTCTAAGTTATAGAAAAGAAGTGGAACTGCCGCATCTCCAAATACATTGAAGAGCACAGTCAAATGATTTAGAATCAAATGTGTCTTCAGTACGTTAGTATTAAGGTAGCGTCTAAGAAGACGCTTAACGTATTTGATCTTCTTCAAGTCGTCTTCGAAATCGTCACGAGTTACCGCGTGAGGATTCTCGTAGAACTTAATAGCAAACAGGAGATAATTGTCGTCATTTAGTTCGTGAAATTGCATAATCCCCTATCTACTATAGTACGTTACTTGATATCAGCTAGGGAAAGGGCGATTACCTGGCTGTACGCTAGAGCTAGCGACAAAGGTCTCACTCTTGACTCGGTAGTTTCCGTCACCGTCTACGTAGGTTGTTACTCCAACCCAACCAGCGTGGATACCACCGAAGTTAGTTGTTGCTGCACCAGCGATGATTTCGGCTGTAGATACACCAACAGGTTTCTGTGTACGTCCTAGGCTGCCGTCAGCAGATGACTCAGCGTAGCCAGGATCGTTCTTGAGGCTAATAGGTTGCTCACTATATGTAGCTGGGAAGGCTGCATTGACGTCTGTGCCTACACCAGACATTTTTCCGACACGGAACAAGTCGGTGGATAGTTCTCCCTCTAGAGTAACAAATCCAGAATCGCCACCATCTAATAATACTGTGGTGCCCGTTGCAATTCCACTTAGCCCGCTAGCGGAGGCTGTCCAGAACTCAGAACTAGCCGTACCGATAACGGTTACGGGGGTAGGTCCGGTTAGGTTGTCTTGATTTCCCCAGAGTGCCATTTGTAATTCCTTTGAATTTTAATACCGTAGTTTTATTTATAAGAAAAAAAGACCCGGTATTTCCGGGTCCCTTATTTATCTGCGAAATAGTATAGTGCGAACAAGTCTAATTATTCCCACAAACATATCGAGAATAAAAGACAACACACCGTTTGCCTTGACTAACTTTGTTTGACCTAGAGCTTCAGAAAGAAGCAAAAAGCCAGTTAGAACCCAAAACCAAGTATGGGCTGCGGCAATACACTCAATCACTCAGCACCCAAAAGTGCTTTGCGGACAGTTGAGACAACTAAGTCGTCGATGTCGGTGTCGGTGGAGGCAGCATAACGCTCAAGTAGTTCGACTACCAAACGCTTTACTTCAGCAGAATCACGAAGCCACATTAGAACGGGCTTGAAAAGTTCTACTAGTCTTGACATAGGTTTACCCTAAGAACTGCACCTTTATTTATACACCAGAGCCGTTAGGAACGGTTCCCTTTTCGTTGGGAAGGTCAGGACCACTGGGATCATTAGGGCGACGGTCTCCAGGAGCTTCACCTTTGTTCTTATAACGCTTGGGCTTACCCTTTGGATTCATATGCCCAACGTCACCTTCAGGATCTTTTCCGGGATTGATCATCTCGGGACTAGGACCTGGACGTGCGTTGTTCTCGCTGTACTCAACGATAGGCATACCAGCTTCATCTAGCTTAGCCTTAGGCTCGCGCTTCTTCTTAGGCTTCTCCTCTTCCTTGCCCTCACAGGTACATTCAGGGGTTCCACACTTAGGGCAGCACTCTTCAGCGATACCCATACGCTCAGCTAACTCAGCGACAATACCATATGATAAGGAAGGACTCTGTGATAGAGCTGCAATACGCTTCTCAGAAGTAGAAAGCTTAGCATCAGTTACGACTGATTCACCGAGCTTGGGCATCAACTTTACGTTGACTGAGTTGTCTACACCTTCACCACTTAGCTTTTTCTTGTTACGTTGCCCTTCGCTCTTGCGACCAGCATCAACTAGATCAGCTTCAGATACAAAGTCTTCACCAATGTCGGACTTCTTTTTCTTGAAGTCAACCGCCATACGGCGCCTGTAAAGGTCTTTGATCTTGTCCTCATCGCGCCCATACTTCTTGGACTTACCCTTTTCAATGTCCTCTTCTCTACCTAGCTTAGCTGCCTTTGCCTGACGCTTTTTGGTAGGATCAGGCTTCCACTCTTCAGCTACCTTTGGAGCAGCCTTCTTTCTGGTGTAGGCTTTGTTGCCTGCCTTATAGCGCTTGTAAGCTTCGGTGTTGTTCTTTTCGTCAGCGTCAGTTACTTCAAAGGCTTCATCTACTTTTTTTTTAGCCTTCTCCTTGTCCATTGCTGCACTTTGCTTCATGACATCTTTGATAGAACCAGAGATACCAGTGAAACCATCCTTGGAGGGGTCAGTTTGCTTCTTAGAGTCATCCTTGTAACCACCAGCGGCACGGGCGGCACGGCGGTTCTCACGGAGTTCTAGGTACTGTTCCCAAGCAGACTCCTTCTTTACACCAGGCTCCTTAGCAGGGCGGTCCTTCATACTATGTGTAAAACTGGATCTGTGGTCTTCTGGGGGATGAGTGCCGTCCTTACCAGTTCTCTTACCATTGTAAGTATCGCGGCGGGGGTCTTCACCACGCTCAATAGCGGAGCGAATGCCGTCCATCTTGAAGGACTTATTCTTGCTGTCGCTGTTGCTCTTGGAGCGATTACCTACAGCATCTTTCATATGCTTGTTTGACTGACGCTTCATCTTGCCTAGGTCGGCATCTTTCTTGCCTTCCTCTAGCTCAACTTCTTCCTTACGGGTGTCCTGCCCGTCAGGCTTACCACCCATCTTACGTTGGATAGCGTTATGTACTACGCCAGCGTGCTCTTTGGAGGAAGACTCAACTTTGCCGTCTCCATCGCGGTCACTACCACCACCCTTAGCAGAAGCAGTACGCTCACCCTTATCATCTTCACCAGTGGTACCGTGATCGGTCAACTCAACAGATGAGATGTTTGGATTAGCGCGTAGCTCAGCGATCTTCTCGCGGGTAGCATAGCGAACGTAGCTAGAACCAGACTGGCGGTCCTTCACGCGAATTTTGTATTTGGTTCCCTCTTGGGTCTCCTTAGTATCTACTTCCTGAATATCTTCAACAGACTCACCAGAAACAAAGACATTGAATAGTGCTTTGGTTAGGGAATCGGAAGCCATATCATCTAAGGTATATGCTTCAAACAAAGCACCTTTGAGCTGAGCGGCATACTCAACATCCAAACCAGACTCAACTACAAATATTTGTAGAGCGTCTCGTAGAGTAATGTTTTCAGTTTCTGCTAGAGTCTGGATAAGCTCAACAGCTTCAGTGATTTGAAATTCCATGTATCTAAGTTCTGTGAGGACTTTTTTACTTGATGTTTTTATTTATAAAGGATTGAACCTTCTCTCCTGGAGTGAGCTTCTGTAAGAAGGCTCTTAGGGAGTCAGTACCAACCTCTCTATCCTTTGGTGTGGACTTAGCCTCACCGCCAGAAATGTCTTGTGTCCAGGTCTTGAACATCTTACCATCTTCACTTACACAGATCAAATGGTTTGCACCTTTACGTACAATTTCACCAACCATACCGGTTGAGTCGTGGGTAATTATATCCCCAATATTGAAAACATACTCATTGACGTATGCTTCTCGTAAGTCACCTTGGTGTAGTCTAGGAGCAATCTCCCAGTCTTCAGCCATAGCAGGTTCCTTTGGTGTAACTCCCATCTCAGCTTGTAGCTCTGAGAAGATACCCATTAGGATTTCATTATCCAACTTAGGCATACCCTTTTTGAATTCGCGGAAGTCATTATCCTTAGCGGCTTGGCGTACCTTTGATGCTGAGATACCCTCAGTACCGTCTGCATCTGGGTCTCTATCACCAGCATTTACAATTTCAATATTATCAAACTGATAAGTAGATCCATTGTATTTGTTGGATAGCTTCTCATACTCCTTCACACGATCACCACCACCAACAATACGAATATTGGCGTAACCATCATTGTGAGCTTTACGCATCACATCAAAGATCGTGCGGTTACCGGGATCATTTACAATTTTCTCGGCGTGGTCTGGGTATAACTGACGCATCAACTGAGACTTACGGTCAGCGCCGAATGGGTTCTTTTTTTTATCCTGAGAACGAGATGGAATGATCATATAGTCACCATCATCTGAACTAGCAGCAACCTTATCCATAAGCTTCTGATGCCCCTTGGTTGGTGGATTGAAGCGTCCAAAAGCAAGAGTTAGTGTACCCTTTGTCTTGGGAACATCAGCAGGTGTCTGCTGTTCTGTTGGTGCAGCCGCAGGAGCAGCAGCGGCGGCGGCAGCAGCAGCAGCAGCATCTTG